GATTAGTGCCGCGATTATGTGACAAACCCCGAAGACGTGGGAAACGTACCCCATACAGCATGTTGTCCACCGAGACGCGGCGACGTTCGCGCCGTCTTGTCTCGGCGTCTTGTCTCGGCGTCTTGTCTCGGGGCCCGAGACCCGAAAGCCCGGTCAAAATAAGGCAAAAACACCCAACAACCGCAGAAAACCGCCGATCCGACCCCCCGGGTACCCCCCGCCGGGGTGCGCGCGCGCTCGTGCCAACAACCGAGGAAATATTCAGGTGTTTCATTTTTTAACAGTTTGATTTTTTAGCAAGCTGTTAGCCGCTGATAGCGAAAAGCCCTTATCGGTTTTTACAGCGAACTGTCCCCCCGTCTTACACGCCGACACTTCAAGACGTAAAACGACATGTCTCGAGACACAATCCTTGCGTCAAGACAAAAAATAAAGTAATATCCGGGGGCAATAAAACATCTAAGCGTTCTCCCGAAGTCGCTCGCGGGGCCGAAACTGATCTAATCTACGGCGGAGAACTTTGGAATGGCGGCTCCTACAGCACCCACACAACAGTATGATTTCCAAGATAACTCAACGAGCAATCCTACCGGGCAACAGCCCGGGGATAAACTAGACGAAGAGTTTGAGCACCACCGGTCGACAATTGCCAACGTCGTAAGTTTTGTTCGTACACAAATCGGAGACGACGGCGTACTCAAAGGCGGGAGTGTGGACGTTGACCAACTGGGTTCTACTACACTGGCGCTCCTAAATACGAATTTAAGTTTTAAGGGGGCGTGGGCTACTAGTACAGCTTACGTTCTTTCGGACGTTGTTAGCATAAACGGAAACTCATACGTGTGCATTGTAGCCCACACATCTAGTGTTTTTGCTACTAATTTTACTACGAATAGTTTTTGGCAGATATTCGCCGCCCCCGAGAGCGTAACCGCTAGTGTAATGGTTGATCGTCTGTCGGGCACCGGGGGAACTGGGCCGTTCACGCTTTCCGAAAACATGGGGACTGACGAAGGAGTAATTTTTGTCATAGACCCCGCCGGTAAGATCATGGACCCGGTCACATCTTACACGATTTCTGGAACTCAATTAACCTTTGCCACAAACACGGTGTCTGGAACTAATAATTATCAAGTTCGCACAATGGTTCACGGGATTAGCGCGGCGCAAACCGCGGCTGAAACAGCAAAGATAGCGGCGGAATTAGCCGAAACGAACGCTGAGACGGCTGAGACGAACGCTGAAACCGCCGAAACTAATGCCGCAAATTCAGCGTCCGCGGCGTCCAATTCAGCAACTAGCGCCGCGACGGCGGCAATAACTGCATTAGCGGCAAAGATTACAATATCAACGGCTGGCCCTACCGGTGGCGCAAACGGCGACATTTGGTACAAAGTCACTACCTAGAGGAGATCAAGACATGTCAGCTTTATCTGATAACGCGGAAGCTTTAGTTTTAAACTATTTGATGACTACGGGCTCAACAACCCGCCCTACCGCTTGGTTTTTAGCACTTTTTACCTCGGCGACTACTGACGCCGGCGGCGGTAACGAAATTTCGGGGAACAACTACACGCGTCAGGCTGTAACGTTTGCCGCCGCTACTTCACCCGGGGGCACCACAACGTCGACAAACGGCCAAACTTTTGCCGCTATTGGCGGCAACTGGGGCACAGTTACCCACGTTGCGGTTATGGACGCGTCAGCCTCTGGAAATATGATTTGGCACGGAGCTATCGCGGTTAACCGGATCGTCAACGACGGAGATACAATGATCTTCGCCGTTGGCGAAATTGATCTTACGCTAGGCTAAAAGTTTGACTTATCTACGTCTACTCGAAAACGGGAACCGGCGTGTTACGGAGGCTTTGGACGTTCGTATCACCGAGGGTCTCCATGCCGGTTCGGTATCCTTATCGGCGGGCGGTTCTGCTATAGTTTTTGGTGGATTAATTACCGCGGGTCGGCGTGTAGTCGAGAATGATCTCGGTCCAATTACAAAAACGGTCACACATCAGAATGTCGGCGGCGCTAACAAATACTTCATTGATGGCGTTCAACAAGTTACTTTAGAACTGTTTGAGGGCACGACATACGTCTTTAACTACCCGATTAACCACCCGTTCAAATTTTCTACCACTCAAGGCGGAACCCATGTCGGCGGAAGTGAGTATACAAACGGTGTAACGCATAATAGTTCCACCCAAGTAACAATTTTTGTCGCTACTGGCGCACCGCAGTTATTTTATTACTGTTCAAGTCATCAGGCTATGGGCGGCACAGCGAATACGCCCGCGCCGTTCACGAACCGTATCACAGAAAACTCTCAAAACCGGGAAACAGAGGGTAACCGGGAGGGGCATACAACTTTCTCTACGGTCTCGTCGATGATTGTAACTTCTTATCCGTGGGTCAACGGCATTCGTGAGACAGAGGACCACAACACACGTATCACGGAAAATAACATTGCCCGTGCCAGCGAGGGTTACTACGGCGACAACTCATTGTCTTTAAGCGCGGTTGCGTCTGTGTCAGTAGACGCTACTACCGTTAGGCACGATACCTCTATCACATTCTCCGCCGGTGGTTCAGTTTTCTTTGCGGGTCTCGCGGGACGGGTTGGCGCTGGAACTCTCAGTGCGGTCTCAACGATTTCCGCAACGGTCAGTTCGCTCACTAAGCAGGGAAGTAGCCAGATTTCATCAGACGCAACGGGATTAACAGCTCTTGTAAGTTCGATAACGAAGCAAGGAAAAATTGATACGGCAGAACAGACGCGCGTCTTGGAAAATGGTTCTCGCAGAATAACCGAAGCCGGTCTGATCCGGGTAATACGTTCAAGCGACACAGTGACAGCGTCACTCCACGCGGACAGTACGAGAGTTATATGGGCTGGGCAAACTTCAGTTTACGTCGGCACAACGTGGAAAGTTCCGATAACGTACGTCAACGATAATTCGTCGTGGAAGGTCGTAACTTCCGGCTACTTTTTTGAGACTAACAAATGGAAGAGGATAGTATAGATGGTAGATGTAAAAATATCTGGGCTCCCTGCAAAAGGGTCCGCGATGGTCGCGGGTGATGAGTTTGAAATAAATGACGCTGGTACTTCAAAAAAGCTTACCGGGCAGAACATCATTGACGCCAATCCAGCGCCTAGTGCCGCCAACGCTTCAGCAGCCGGCATAGTCGAGCTGGCAACGAATGCTGAGGGCATAAGCGGGACAGACAGTGCCCGTGCGATGACCGCGTCAGCCGTTACCGCGGTCCTCGGAGCTGCGACCACTTTTAACAAACTCGATCAACGTAGCAAGACCGCTGCACGGTTGTCCCTATCAAGACTTTAAATTTAACCAGGAGTATTTAACATGGCTTTAATAAACGATCCCGTCTTCGCACAGGAACCAAAAACCGCTGGTATCGCATTCGCCGCTGGTACGCAGATCACCGAAATGGACCCGGGCACGGTTGCGCCCACAGTCTTAGTTACCGCTGGAGCGGACGGTGCAATTGTAACTTCCGTGGTATACCACGGCGAGGTGACAGTCACCGCTCAGAAAGTTGTTCTTTGGCTTCAGCCACTCGGAACAGGCAGTTGGTACCCGCTCGCAGAAAAACTTCAAGCGGCGTATACGATGGCGGCTACAACGGCTCAAACGGCTGTTACCTTTGTTGATAAAGAAAAGCCGAACATGGCGATCAGACTTGCGGGTACTGATAAACTAGGCGTGACACACCATGTAAATTTGCAGGGTATGGCCGTCGCAGAATACACGGACATGTAATAATGACTATAAATAATCAGTTATTGTCGATTGGGGGCTATGCGCCCCCGGTCGCAGAAATCTCTCGAAGTGGGTTGAAATCTGTTCAGGTTTTCGATTCAAGTAGCGCTCACGGTGGCGCCGGGCACGTTACACATACGTGGACAAAACCGGAGGGTGTTACGGTGATACGTGTGCAATGCCAAGGTAGTGGTGCCAGTGGTAACACTAGCGGTAAATCAGGTGGTGCTGGCGGCTATAGCGAAAAAATTATCGATGTGACAAACATTGTATCTGAGACAGTCACTACCGGCAACTCAGAGTCGGGTCATAATAATTCAGGTCACACTTCGTCGTTTGGGTCGCATTTGTCAGCGACGGGCGGCTACAACAACTCCAATAACAAAAGTCCATATGCTGCTACTGATGGAGGCTACGGAGGCTCTGGAGTGGGCGGAGATATAAACTCAAACGGCGGCGGCGGAAACTCCGCGAAAGCGGGAGACGGTGGTTTCGCTGGCGCTGCTTCATACTTCGGCGGCGGGAGTTCAGGTCAGAATACAAGCAATAAAGGCACACATCCACAGGCGTATGGCAGTGCCGGCGCTGGTTGCAACAATGGATATGGCTCCGGCACCGGACAACAGGGCTGTGTAATAGTTTGGGAGTACGCATAATGAAAGCTTTACTAGAACCTGACAACACTGTTTGTCAGATTGTCGCGGACAATAATACTTTTCCTGTCCACTCCACATTAGTGTGGGTTGACGCACCAGAAGGTGTGAAAGAGGGTTTTTCGTATGACGAAGATACTGGAAAATTCACTGATGAAATGAAAGCTAACGCTGCAACCCCGGAAGGCTTGTACGACGCGTTTTCAGCCGCCCGTTTGGGCGCTTATGGAGAGGTCGGAGATCAACTCGATATGATCTATAAAGATGCGCTGAATGGCACGACACTATGGAAAGACAAAATCACAGCGGCAAAAGCGGCGACCGCCAAAGTCGATAAACCCGACCTCCCGGAGTAGGCGTAATTTATGGATTTTGATAAACACTTTTCTATAGCACATTGGGATCAACACCCGAATGACGACGATTTCTACACCGCTTTCGCGGAATCAAGTGACGATTACAAAAGAGAAATCAGGGACATTTATTTTGGAGTTGAATTTCGGTACGAGCATTTAGGTCGAAGCCAGAGGTACGGCGAGACTATGGGTGTCGCGGCGACAGAAGGTCAACTCAATAACCTCTTACGCATACAAAGCGAATTCGGTGTGGAATGTTCAATGACTGTCAATTCTTTGAACATTCCACTCGAACTAGCAACCGATCCGGTTGTATCGCAGAAATTTATAAATTGGATCGGGGAATACTACGAGAAAGGTGTTCGCAGTTGTACGCTTTCTCATACTCATTTTATGAGAAACGGCGTTCTCCAAAAGAACTTTCCAAATATGAATTGGAAAAACACGGTTAACCAACAAGTCAAATCTGTTCAAGAAATGTACGACTTCGCGGCACTCGGCTACAACACCATCTGTTTTGACAGGTCTCTGAACCGAGACACAACAACTCTTAAAGAAATTTATCGTGAAGCCAAGAAAGTAAAAATCGAAGTTTCTCTTTTAGCGTCAGAGGGATGCCTCCCTTCCTGTCCGTTCAAAGGAGAACACGACACTTGGCAAGAAGAATTACAAAAATCTCCACGAAATTATTGGGAAACATTTGACAACACTTGCACAGGCTGGAGAGCAAGAGCTGATGCTCAAATGCCTCGCCTCGGGACAGATATTAACATGGCGACCGAAGAGCTTTTTGAACTCTTTATGGAGAACACTGACGTTTTGAAGTTCAGCGGAAGAATGAACGCCCCGAGCGAAATCACTGACGCGGCGTTATGCTGGACGGGAACAACCCATTCTTCGAGCCGAACAGGTGACGAAATCCAATCGGTTCCTCAATTTGAATACGCGGACAGTGTAAGAGAAATCTATGAGAAGAAACTTGCTCCATATCTGATAGGTCGTTGGACGCCCGGTTGGACGGCAGTATACGAAAAAAATCAATTCAAGTTAACAGGCGAAGATAACATTTGGCTTACTAAAAAAGGCAAGGGGCTGAGTAAGTTACTTTCTAATTGTAAGAATAGATGTTGGGACTGCCATGCGTGTGAAAAGGTATTTGGCGTCGAACCTTTTAATACGGTGTTGTCGTTATGAGCTTTAAAATACAAAAGTTATTTGCTCGGGCAGATGAGCTTAGAGCTTTTGGTGATTATGAGAACGCCTTCACTTGTTTAGAGGAAGCTAACATGCTTCGGCGTAAAAAATTACCTTTCGACATTGAAACTGATCGAGAGGTTTTTAACCGTATTAAAACCGCGTTCAAGCGCGACTTCTTACATAACATTAACATACAATTTTCTTCTACAAATGTTGTACCGGTCTTTGTCCTCGGGATGCCGCGGTCTGGAACAACCCTAGTCGAACAGATTTTAGCTAGTCATTCGGAAGTTTACGCCGCCGGCGAATTAACGATATTGAACGAAGCTGTAAATTCTGTAGAAAAAGATTTTGGAGTTCCAGAGCTTACAGTGTTACGAGATTTTTATCTTGGAAGGCTGGAGCAACTGGCTCGGGGTAAAAAAAGGTATGTTATCGATAAACTCCCTCTGAATTTCAAATGGATAGGGTTTATCGCACTTGCTCTCCCAGAAGCTAAAATTATAAATCTAAACCGAGACCCTCGCGCGGTTTGTTTCTCTAATTTTTGTACAAACTACACCCCAGACGGAAATAATTTTGCGTATGGATTGGAAGATATTGCTCAATATTACAATCTTTATACAGAGCTTATGGATTTTTATGACGAAAAATTTCCCCAACGTATTTTTCAAATGAACTATGAGCTTTTAACTGAGTATCAGGACACCGAGACACGACGACTTTTGAAATACGTCGGTCTAAATTTTGAAAGTCAGTGCCTCGATTTTCAAAATAACGGTCTTGAGGTAAAAACTGCTTCTTCTCATCAAGTCAAGTCTGCGATGTACCAAGGTTCTTCACATACTTGGCGGAATTATGAGAAAAACCTATCACCTATGTTGAAAATATTAGGATAATAATATTTTGGAACCTGTCACCACAACTCTCAGTCTAATTGCGATTGTGAAAGCTGGTTTAGACCACGCTGAAGACCTCAAATCGATAGGGTCTTCGCTTGATAATTTATTTAGTCATCACGACGAAAGAAAAGCTGAAGAAACACAACAGCAAAAAGTGTTGAGAAAAAGAACCGGAGAAAGTGGCAAAGACGAAAATAGCATTAGCGCCGTTATGGACGAGGTTTTGACCGAGAAATCTCACCAAATTGCCATCGAAAGTTTGGCTAAAGAAATTAATAAGAAATGGCCCACGCCAGAAGGCGAACCGACCACATGGGAAGTCATATTGACATTGCGAGAGGAAAAACTTGCGAGAGCAAAGATACTGAGAATTAGAAAAAAGAAAAAAGATGAAGAGTTTTTTGATACTGTTTTCGCTTGGTTGAAAAATATCACGATTTTAAGTGGAGTGGCAATTGCCATCGCTGTCGCAGGTTACGTCATATATGTGAACCGCTGTGTGAACGCAACTTGCTCATGAAAGTATTTGAAGTTGGCGTATATAACAAAATAGTTAGAGAAATTATTCGTTCCGGGAGAGACCTACCTTCGACGAATAATATTAGCCCGGAGTTTGAAAACACTCTTTATTTTGAACGCTTTGCGGATGATGAACCAGACGCGCGCAGACGAGTTAGTTATGAATACCCAAGAAAACTAGGTTACGTGATCGACTTCGTTAAGTTAGTGAGGGATTAGAATGAACGGCGCAATTGATATTAAACTTTTACTCTCTCTTGGTGCTATTTTAGTCAGTATTGTCAGCGCGAGCGTAATTGTTAAGCAGAAACTAGCCGCTGTCATAGATAGACTAAACGCCTTGCAAAAAGATTACGAGAGCCGACTAAGATTATTAGACCAGAGGACAGACAAGCAAGAAAATATGATCGATTTAAACGCGCAGAAAACCACGGTTCTCAGTGGTATTTTATCGCCCTCATCCCTAGAAAAACGGCACAGAGAGATGGAGCGTATACTTGTTATGTCTACAAGCAATGAAGAGCGTATAAAGAAATTAGAAAGTTTACATAATGGCAAGCATCCAAGTGTTTAAAGTTCTTATGTTGTTGATGTTATTTAATATAGTTGGCTGCAAAACGCTACCTAACTTTCCTATATTATTTATGTCACACCAAGATTTACTCGATCAAACTAGAGAAATAGACGGCAATAAAAAAGGAGAAGCAGATTGATTACATTAATTTCAAGTGTCTTGGGATTTGGCACTTCTTTTCTCCCCAGAATCCTTGGATTCTTTGAGGAAAAACGTGATCAAGCCCACGAAATTAAAATGATGGATAAGCAGCTTGAGCAACAGATTAAGATCGGCAATCAGAAGATGCAGATGATGGACATATCTGCGGACATTGCTGAGAGCGAGACTATTCATAAAGAACACTCGAGCATTACTCAGAAAAGCTCTCAATGGTGCATAAATTTGTCTGCGAGCGTACGTCCCTTAATTACGTTTTTTCTATTCTTTGAGTTTGTAATCTTAACATTCTTGCTGGCGTTTGGGTTCATCGATAACGATATGTTCTCCCTACTCTGGAATTCGGATACGATGGCTCCTGTTTTTGCAGCTTGCGTGAGTTTTTGGTTTGGAAGCAGAAGTTTCAATAGGAAGTAGGATATTTAGGATGACGATGCGCATTAATGAAGCCGGTCTGGACCTCATCAAACACTATGAAGGGTGGCGCGCGTCCGTTTATCTGTGTAGTTCAAACCGAAATACGATTGGGTGGGGGAGTACGTGGGATCGTGATGGCAATGCTGTTACCCCTAACCATCCTGATATTACGGCCAAGCAAGGCGAGTATCTGCTTCTCCGCGAGGTGCGTCATTCTGAGAGAGCAATTGGAAAACTTGTCAAATCGGAGTTAACCGAAAACATGTTTTCCGCTCTTTGTTCGTTCGTCTACAACGTCGGATCCGGGAACTTTCAGCGTTCTACGCTCCGTATGAAACTAAACCGCGGCGAGTACGGAGAAGCTGCGAAAGAGTTCGGCAAGTGGAAGAAGGCTTCTGGAAAGACAATCCGAGGGCTTGTAATTCGCCGTAAATCTGAGCGCGAGCTGTTCTTAGCGGATTAAAGGGGGAAGAATAAGATGAAGGGAGAATTGTTCTGGCGTTCGACGAGATGCCTTTGGTTTCGTTATAAACAGTAGCTATTTTGTCCTTAATGGGGTATGACAAAAGACATGAAACAAGACATAGATGCACAAATTCAAAAGGATAAACGCAGAGAATTACTTCTCAGGCGTAAACGTGCCGTCTTGGTGGCGCGAGACGACTTACTAGAAGCAACACGTCTCACAATGCCGCATCCAGACAATATGGACGATCCAAGGGAAAGTCTTTACGTCGCGGCGAAGCACCACGAATTAGTAGCCAAAGTATTGATGGCGGTTGAGCGCGGAGACGAGGATCGAGTAATTATCTCGGCCCCACCAAGACACGGAAAAACTCAGCTAACAACCAAGACGTTCCCCGCTTGGTACATGGGCCGAAACCCTAAACATTCTGTAATAGTTGCCACCTACAATGAAAAATTTTCAGTCGATCTGGGACGTGCAGTTAGAAATTTGATGCGCTCAACTATGTTTGGTCAAGTTTTCCCCGACGTATGTCTTGAGACGGGGTCTCAGGCGAGTGATTTTATGACCGTTGAGGATGGCGGCTCTTTAGCCTTTGCCGGACGAGGCGGAACGATTACCGGGCGTGGCGGAGACTTGCTGTTGATTGACGATCCGCTTAAAGGCCGCGAGGAAGCGGATAGCCCAACAATCCGCAACAAATTGTGGAATTGGTATCTTAACGATTTAAAATCGCGTTTAATGACGGATAGTGGCAAAATCATAATTATTCAAACACGTTGGCACGAAGATGATTTGATCGGGAGACTGACCGACCCCTTAAACTCCTATTACGAGCCTCAAGAAGCCGCACGTTGGAAAATAATAAATCTTCCCGCTTTGGCTGAAGACAACGACATACTGAAGCGTCAAACGGACACGGCTTTGTGGCCCGACCGGTTTAGTACAAAACACCTTAAAGACTTACAGCGCGCGGACCCCCGCGGTTTTTCAGCGTTGTACCAAGGGAAACCAAGCCCCGACGACGGGGATTTTTTCAAAGACGAACACATACAAACGTATGGCCGGAAAGATTTGCCTCCCAAGGAAGCGTTGAGGTTTTACGTCGCCAGCGATCACGCCGTCTCGACCAAACAAGGTCGGGATAGCACCGTCTTAATCCCCGTTGGTGTAGACGCCGATGACAATATTTGGGTTATGCCGGATGTATGGTGGCGGCAACAGCCGACAGACGTAGTCGTCGAGGCGATGCTGAACACAATTGAAATGTATCAGCCGTTTTGGTGGTGGGCCGAGCGCGGCCATATTTCCAAATCTATTGGGCCTTTCCTCCGCAAGCGCATGATCGAAGAACGTGTTTTTTGTGCGATGGACGAAATTGTGCCTATTAATGACAAACAGACCCGGGCCCAGAGTATACAAGCACGGATGGCGCTCGGGAAGGTTAGGTTCCCAAAGTTCGCGTCTTGGTACCCTGCGGCTCGGGACCAACTTTTAAAATTCCCCCACGGAGCCCACGACGATTTTGTCGATGCTCTTGCGTATATAGGTCTTGGTTTGAACAAGATCGTACCGTCCAGATATTCGGGGAAGAAAAAGCGAAAAGAGGCCCAAGTCGGGACAATCGGGTGGGTCAAAGAACGGTCAAACCAAGAGCGCAAAGCGCGCGTATTAGAATCCAATAGCGGCGGGTGGTAAAAATGGAAAACGAATACGATACTGATTTAAACAATCACGAAGAAAGCACCGAGCAAGACAAGGTGATTTCTCGAGACACGCCCGTCCCGGAAGAAGCCCGCGCGGCTCTCGTTCAATTGTGGAATGAACGGGTCGTCGAGGCCAAAGGCTATTACTCCAAATCTTTTGATGGTATGCGCGCCGATCAGAGTTTTGTCCGGGGCACTCAATGGAAAGATCAGAACGGTAAATACGTTGCGAACATCGCGCACCGGCACGTCCAACAGAAGACGGCGTTTCTTTACGCTAAGAACCCGAGAGTGGTCGCTAAGACGCGGGAACGGTTATTAGGCAAAGTCTGGGACGGCTCAAACAGTCAACTTATGACGGCACAACAGGCCCTAATGGGGGCCCAACAAGGCGCACCCGTAGGCCCCGAAGCTCAGACTATTGTTCAAGAGGCGGAACAAGCCAAAAGCCACAATAGAATGCTCAAACGTGTCGGGGATACTTTGGCGATCCTGTACGAATACAATATTGATGAACAAGTCGACCCGTTTAAAGCCATGCTCAAATTGACCGTGCGCCGCACAATTACAACCGGGGTCGGGTACATTAAGCTGGGATTTCAACGCGTTATGGAAATGCGACCGGATGTCAAGAACCAACTAGCAGATTTTACCCAGCGTTTACACACTATGGAGCGGTTGGCGGCGGATATGGCCGACGGCGAAATAGACAAAGATGACGCCGAGGCGGAACAATTGCGTCTCAACATCCAAGCGTTACAAAAGGTTGAACACGCTCTTGTTCGGGAGGGTTTGTCCCTAGATTACCCGGATAGCACGTCGATCATTCCTGACAAAAAATGTAAAAACTTGAGGACTTTTTCGGGGTGTGATTGGGTCGCGCAAGAATACTTGTTGTCACCTGAGACTGTTCAAGAAATCTATGGCGTGGACATCTCTACGCACTACAAAGGATATTCCCGCAAGGGGGCTGACGATAGTGGCGTGGCCGCGGAAGCGACCGCGGAGATGGAAGCGCGGGAAGAAACACGCGAAGACGGCGTTCGTTCTGAGGCTTTAGTTTGGGAATGTTACAGCCGTCTCGACGGATTAGTTTACGTCGTTTGTGATGGATACCCTGAGTTTCTCGAGGAACCCGCGGAACCAGATGTCTACACTGAACGGTTTTGGCCTTGGTTCCCGGTCGTATTCAACGAAGTTGACGACCCGAGCAACATTTTCCCGCCAAGCGACGTAACTTTAATACGGGACATGCAAGAGGAATATAACAGGTCGAGACAGGGCTTGCGTGAACACCGCAAAGCCAACAGGCCGAAGACGGCGGTCGCGGCCGGCGTCTTGGATGAAGAAGATATAGCCAAATTACAGAGCCACCCCGCCAACGCAGTCTTGGAACTTAACGCATTGGCCCCCGGGCAGTCTATCGACCAAGTCTTACAAGCTGTTAAGGGTCCGCCTATCGACCCGGCACTTTACGAAGTCAACAGCGTTTACGAAGACATTTTAAGAGTTGTCGGCGTCCAAGAGGCGACAATGGGCAGTGTTTCGGGGGCTACGGCCACCGAGACGTCGATTGCTCAAAGTTCGCAATCTAGCGCAACACAATCAAATGTAGACGATTTGGATGACATGCTTACACTGTTAGCCCGCTCCGCTGGTCAAATTTTGTTTAAAGAAACAAGCCTTCCAACGGTTGAGAAGATCGTTGGCGACGGCGCAGTATGGCCGGAAATGACGATGGAAGACATTGCGTCTGAAATCTACCTACAGATTGAAGCGGGCTCGACAGGACGTCCAAACCAAGCGCAAGAAATCCAGAACGCTGAACGGATTTTCCCTCTACTTATGCAAATCCCGGGTATCGACCCGGAATGGTTGGGCAGAGAACTTATTAAGCGTCTCGACGACCGCATTGATCTAAGCGAAGCGTTTGCCGCGCAACAACAGTCCATTGTGTCTCAAAACCAAAACCAACAGCCAACGCAAGGAGCCCCCGGCGAAGACCCCGCGGAGCAAGGCGCGGAAGGTGGAAACAACACTCCGACACCGGCAGAGAGCCAAGCCCCTGATTTGGGCCAAATAGTTCAAGACGTGGCCGGCGGCCTGATGCAACAATAGTCACGTCTTGTGTGTTTTGTATTGCGAAAGACAAAGGATATGTGCTAAAGACAAAGAAGACAAAACCTAAGACACGTCTTGAGACGCGTTTTAACTTTAAGGAGGCGTTATGCCCGGTAGTTCGCCAGCCGATACAGAAATCACCGACGATATTTCTCTTAATGAGAGTGCGACCCCGTCGGGCGCAGAAGACATAGGGGCCGAGCATGGTAATTTGCTTAATGCTGTTGCCGACAGCATCGACACGGAGTTCGAGGCCGACGCCGATTTAGACGTCGAAAAAGAACTCGCAGATATTCAAGCTCAAAAAGAGGACGACCCCGATCCTCAAGAGACGGTCATGGACCCGAAGACGGAGACAGACCCGACCGAAGCCAAAACCGAGACAACCGACGATCAAGAGATAACAGACGAGCCGGACGAAGCCGAGTTGGCGGAATACAAACCGAAGACGCGGAAGCGGATCGAAAAACTGTTAGGCGAGCGAAACGAGCTAAGACACGAACGCGCAGAATATGCGCCTTTTGTCGAGGCAATGACGACCCACGATATCAACCGCGAGGATATGTCCCTGCTTTTAGGAGCCGGGGCGGCACTTCGAAAAGGTGATTTTGAGGCATTTTTGGCTGGGGTTATGCCTTATGTCGAAACGGCTCAAAGCATGGTGGGACAGAGACTTTCGCCCGACTTACAAGATCAGGTTAATCAAGGTTATGTTACCCAAGATGCCGCGAAAGAGTTAGCCCAACGGCGAGCCCAAGAACAGCATTATCAGGGTGAACAGCAACGTACTCAAAAGCAAAACGAGCAACAAGCCGTTGAACGTCACGCGAATGATGTACAAGTCGGCATTTCGGATTGGGAAAAATCTATTGTTCTAAGAGACCCAGACTACTCGCAAAAAGCGGACGCCGTTCGGCGGTATGCCCAAGCCCTTATTCAAGAACATGGAGCCCCAAATTCGGCGGCTCAAGCTGTTGAATACGCGGAACACGCATATAAAGAGGTCTCCGAGTTGACTAAATCTGTTGCACCGCAACGACAGCCAACCCGAAGAACTCCGAGCAGTGACCATTCTTCTAACGCTCATGGAGCCCGGACAGAGCCCGGAAGCCTAATGGAAGCAGCAATGCAAGGCTTGGCCGCGTCAGGCTCCTAAATTCGGAGTAGTATATTATGTCGTTTACATCAGCAGAAGTTACAAGTATCGCCAATGCCTCATTGGATTTCTTTCTTAACAAAGGCAAAGCCTTTGGACAATCTATACAGAAAAAGCCACTTTTAGACCGTCTTACGCGCACCAAGAAGCAATTCTCCGGTGGCAAAGGCGATATTTCAGTCGGCGTCAAAGGCACTTACGGTGCCGGCGGGACTAACGACGGCGTCACGGGTTATACCCACGACGACACTGTGTCGTTTTATACCCCAGAAAACATCCAACGTGCCGCATACACTTGGCGGGAAATGCACATTGGCATGGCCTTGACACACACTGAACTAAAAATCGACGGTATTTCCGTCACTGACGAGAGCGGTTCTGAAAACACCAAGCACTCAAAACGGGACATGCACACGTTAGTCGGTTTACTTGAAAACAAAATGGAAGACTTGGGCGAGCAATACGCTTCGACCATGAACACCCTTTTGATCGGAGACGGCACCGGAGACGCGAAAGCACTCGCCGGTATTCAGTCTATCGTTACAGCTAACCCGGCGACAGGTACAGTCGGCGGCATCAACCGCGCAACGTCTGCAAACTCTTGGTGGAAGAACCGCGCTCTTACAGCGGCTCACGGTTCCACCGCTGTTACGTCGGCAACAGCCAACGGCGGGGCATTGTTCCAAGCATTGCAGACAGAACACCGTCAGTTGACACGTTACGGCGGTTCTCCAAATTTCGCGTTTGCTGGCTCTGATTTTCTAGCCGCTTTGGAAACAGAAATGCGCGCGAACGGTAATTACAGTGATAAAGGTTTCGCCGATGGCGGAAACGACTTCGCAGTTACCGGCCTAAACTTCATGGGGCAAAAATTTATCTACGATCCTACGTTAGACGATTTGTCCCTTCCAAAGCGCTGCTACTGGCTAGACACAAAAGCGATCTTCTTAATGACCATGGAAGGCGAATGGAACCGGACACATACTCCGAGCCGCGCGTCTAACCAGTTCGTTATGCACCGCTCAATCACTTGCACCGGCCAAATTGTCGCGCGTCAGTGTAACTCATCTTTGGTAATTGATATCGCCTAAGAGTTTACCGGTAAGGGGGGCGGGTTTCTACCCATAGCCGCCCCCCGAGCCACCAACCGCATGTTAAAATCAGGAGACGTCATGCACCTATGTACTTGCGAAATATCAGTGGCCGGGGATATCCGTAACACTGTAGTTAGAGACAAATTTGATCCGGTCACGTACCCAGAAGTTGAAATTTTAAAACTTATCCATGGCGCGGGCTCGGTTTCGGACGTTGAAGTTTGCGGCGAAATTGACCGAGACCCCGGCGAAGAAAAAACTCGGTTGCTTCGTAAATACCCAAGCAGATCGGTTGAGGCTCTGTTTCCGGGAAGTAGGCCGCCAATGGAAACGGAACTTCGCGGCGCAAAAGCACCCGCAAAAAAGAAGAAAAAAGCACCAGCCAAGAAACGGGCTCGGACCGACGACGGCGAGTTTATAGCTGACGACCCAGCGACCCCAAACGTCAATGAAGCGTTCGAAGAAGACGGGCCCTTTACGGAGTAATAGGTTATGCCAACAGGCGTTCAATTGAGCCAAATGATTTCGGATTTGCGGAGTGAACTAGGTCACTCTGTCAACGTCGCGCACGGCGTGAATACGAAAGACAACATGGCGTATTCGCTTCGTCGTACTCAAGAAGTTTTGTACGAGGAACATGATTGGCCGTTCCTGTTGGTGGACCGGACTGTAGCCGCCTATCCCGGGCAATTCTTATACAACTACCCCGCGGATATGCCGTTCGAGGTCATTAACGGAACTTGGTGGAAAGAAGGTTCGTACCTCACTGAGATGGATTACGGCATTACCATCGCAGATTTTAACCTATATGACACATCAGCAGACCAGAGGTCTAATCCTGTTCAGAAATGGAGACACCGCCCAGATGAAGGGCAGTTTGAACTTTGGCCGGTGCCAAGTCTCGCGGGTGAAATCCGGTTTCGCGGTTCGGCTCCACTAAAAGCCATGATATCGGACAGCGACGCTTGTACGTTAGACAGCAACCTTATTGTTTTACACACCGCCGCCGAACTTTTGGCTCGGCAAAAATCAGAAGACGCCCCACTTAAAGCGAGCATGGCGGGAAAACACCTCATAAAATTACTGAGTAACCAAGGCGCGCAGAAACGCCGGCCTTGGGTTATGGGGGGAGGAAGCGCCGCTCCGCGCGGACGCCCCGGCATCGACTACATTCCGACGAGGGGCTAATCTTTGTCTTTTTTCCTAATTGAAGATTTTCGCGCCGGGTTGGACGTCCGTAAAGCGGCGGACACTTCCCCCGCGGGAACACTGACACAGTTCGAAAACGCTCACGTCTCAAGCGGGGGCGAAGTCGAAAAGCGTCTTGCATTTGATAGTAAATACACCCTCCCGGCGAACACGTTTGGACTTGCTACGCTCGACAACGTTATTTACGTTTTCGGAACAATCGTAGACCCACTCACTAGCGCACACGTAAACACGACATACGTCAGGCTAACTACTTCATCCGGCGCACTCTTGAGTAAGATGGTAGATTGGGATGTTTACGACGGTTTGTTATATGTTGTTTTTGAGTTGGCTGACGGCGTTGTAGACCACTTTTACAACGGGGCACTCGTTACCGCCGCGGCGGGTAAAGGTCGTTTCGTTAAGACATTCCAGACGAAGACATATTCTGTTATCGAAAAAACCTTAAACTTTAGCGCAACAGGTAACACAACGGATTGGACGGGCACCGGAAGCGGGTTTATCAACCTTGCACAGCAAGACGCCAGAGGCGTCGATGCTGTTGGCCTTGAAGTGTATTTTAATAGGTTGGCGGTCTTTGGCCGGCGGGTAATTTACATTTGGGCGCTCGATGTCGATCCCTTAAACAACGCTCTTGAGCAAACACTTCAACAAACAGGCACTTTAGCCTCTCGGTCTGTCTCACAATTCGGCAACGGAGACGTATTGTATCTAGGGGATAGCGGTCTCCGATCTTTACGCGCACGAGACAGTTCTAACGCCGCCGCGGTCTCAGACATTGGATCGCCGATTGATCCGCTACTAGTTGCCGCGATTCAAGCCGCGGGAGAAGCGACTACGTCCTTGGCTCAAGCCATCGTTGAGCCGGTAACGGGCCGATTTTGGCTAATTCTCGGAAACAAGGTTTACGTCTTGTCCTATTTCCCCGGGCCAAAGATTACAGCTTGGTCAACCTACACACCCGGCATTACGTTTGACCACGTCGCCGTCTTGGGAAACAGCATCATAGGCCGGGCCGGAGACGTAGTGTTTACGCTTGGAGGAACGTCCGGCGTAGTCTACGACACGTCGAAAACACAGATTACAACTCCGTTTCTTGCGATTACTAACCCATCAGCACAGAAAGTTTTTCAAGGCATCGACGTCGCATGTATAGGTACTTGGGTCGTCGGCGTTGCTTTGGACCCATTTAACCCGATTTACGAAACAGTTGCGACGATTACGGACTCGACTTACCGAACAGGCCGTATCGAACTTGGCGGTTCCGGCACACACATTTCAGTACAGTTGACCTGCACCGACGCCAGCGCGGCCAGCGTTGCGAACGTCGGAGTACATTATAGCGGCGGGGAGATAGGATAATGACTGTCGCACTCAAAGCGGGACCAGATTTAGACGCACTCAGACACATAGCGTTTAATTTACGCGAGCGAGACACAGCGGAGATTTTTGCTACCCGCTGGACTGACGACCCCGAAGACTTGGCGACAGACGCCGGTAATTACGGGGAATTTCAGTGGATTGCGGCGCACGACGACGTCCCAGTGGCGGCAATCGGGGCTATCCCTGTGTGGCCCGGGGTCTGGTCCGTCTGGGCTTTTGGCACTGATGATTGGAATAAAGTCGTTTTATCGCTGACAAAACATGTAAAACGGTTTATGATACCAGCGTTATACGAGCATAAGGCGCACCGCGTCGAATGCAGAGCCTTGAAGGATCACGCGGAAGCGTGTAAATGGCTTGAAATGCTCGGAGCGCACAAAGAGGCCGCGTTAGATGGGTTCGGTCGCCATCGTGAAGATTTTAACCTTTACGTATGGAGACGCGAAAATGTGCGGTGGAGCCCCAAAAGTAGACAATAGTGCGGCAAACGCGGCGGCGGCTGAAGCCGCGGCGGCAAGAGCTAGAGAAGAACAACGCGCGGCGGACATCGCGTCCGGCCAAGCGAGCATTAACTCTAATTTTAGCCAGTTTAACGACGATTTTTATAACAATCGTCGAGACGCGTACCAAGATTACGCAACTCCTCAACTAACTGACCAGTTCGACGAGGCTCAAAAAAACCTCACTTTTAATCTTGCCCGCGGCGG